AGAACGGACAGCCGGGGCGACCGTTTATCAGAACAGCAAACGAGAAAAAGGCGGAGGAGGCCGCAAACGCGGCGGCGGACGTGTACGACCGATTTCTCAAATCAAAAAACCTATGAGGAGGTAAATAAATATGGCTCAGTTTGGAGCGAAAAGGCCGAGATTCGCGCCCGTGGCGACCACGCCGGAGGGTGCTCTCCCGACCTACAATTACGAGAAAGCCGTTACCATTGGAAAGCTGGTGAAAGCCGATCTTTCCCTTTCCAACGCCTCCGGCGAGCTCTACGCAGACGACGGCCTCGCGGAAAAGGTCGATATGTTCGCCTCCGGCTCTCTTGCCCTCGAGACGGACGACAAGACCAACGAGGTACACGCCGCGATTCACGGCGCGACGCTGAACGAGGAGACGAGCGAGGTCACGGACTCCGACGCGGACGTAGCGCCGCGCGGCGGGCTCACCTATTATAAGGTCATCGTCCGAAACGGAGAGCGTATCTTCAAGGGCGTTTTCCATCCCTATGTGAGCGCCGTTATGGGGAACGATAGCGCCTCGACAAAGGGCTCCTCTATCACTTTCGGCACGAGCTCGACCTCGTTCAACGTCTTTCGGTGCAACTCCGGCGCGTGGCGCATTACGAAAGAGTTTACCGGGGACAGCGCGGAGGCCGCTTGTATCGCATGGTGCGACGAAAAGCTCGGGAGCAAAGCGAGCACATAACAGCAATAGACGGGAGGCGGCTTAAAAACCGCCTCCCGCTTTGCCGATTGGAGGAAATCGAATGAAAGCGGCAAAAATCACGGTCTCGGGCGTTCCCTATTTCCTTGTAATGGACGGCGAGGCTATGTTTCAGATCAGGGACGACTACGGCGGGACGAAACTCTTGCTCGAGAAAATCGAGCCAGATACCCGCGAGGCATTCGAGGCGGCTTGCGCCGCCGCCGCAACTATGGCGGAGCGCGGCGAGCTTATCCGCCGGAGGTTGGGCTATGAGCCGGGGAAAATCCCGGAAAAGGACGATTTCGCTCTCTTTGTCCGCCCGTTCGAGGTCGTAGACCTCAAAAACGCGGTGATTCGTGCTATCACGCTCGGGTACGGGCGCGAGGTCGAAGCAGAGAACGGCGGGGAGTACGACGAGGGGCTCGCGGAGCTCAATCAAAAAAAAACACCATCAAGCGGGCGGAATACTACCGTATAGCCGCCTTGTGTGGGCTGTCAGTAACGGAGGCGTTGTTTTTGCCTCCGGGTGAGGTATTCGACCTATGGGAGTTATACCTCCGCGCCCACGGTAAGAAAGGAAACGAGGAGGGCGGATAATGGCGACCCGTACAATATCGACGAAATTAGCGGTCGAGGGCGAGGCCGCTTATAAAGCGTCCCTCAAAAATATAAATTCGGAGCTCGGGACGCTAAAGTCGGAGCTAAAGCTCGTAGAGAGTCAGTTTTCGGGACAGGCGAATACATACGCCGCGTTGGAGGCCAAGGGGAAAACGCTCGCCTCCATGTACGAGGCACAGGAGAACAAGGTCTCGAAGCTGAAAGAGGCACTCGAGAACGCTCAAAAGGCGCAAACGACCTACGCCGAGCGGGTGGAGGACGCACAGGAAAATATTAAGCGGTGCGAGGCCGCTCTCGAGTCTCTCGGGAATGAGACGGGCGACACGAGCGAGGAACAGGCGAAATTAACGGCGGAGCTCGAAAAGTACAAAAAAGAGCTCGAGGAGGCGGAGAGCTACCAAGACGCGGCGACTCGCTCCGTTAATTCGTGGCAGACACAGGTAAACAACGCCGAGGCCGACCTAAATAAGCTCGGCGACGAAATCGACAAGAATAACGGCTATCTCGAGGAGGCCGAAAACAGTACGGACGGGTGCGCGACCTCTATTGACGAGTACGGGAAAGAAGTCAAAGAGGCGGCGACGGAGACGGACTCTTTCTCCGACAAGCTCAAAAACGGCCTCGTCACGGGCGCAAAGGTCGCCGCCGCCGCAGTTACCGCAGTTGCTACGGCGGCGGTCGCCGTCGGTAAAGCGGTATGGGACGCGGCAAACGAAACCGCGTCGGCGGGGGACGCGATAGACAAGACCTCGCAGAAAATCGGTATCAGCGCCGAGGCGTATCAAGAGTGGTCGTATGTATTCGAGCGGAGCGGGGCGAACGTCGATAATCTGCAAGCCGGAATGAAAACGCTCTCGGGCGTAATTACAGACGCGGCGGCGGGCTCGTCCACGGCGGCGGAGAAGTTGAGCGCCGTCGGCCTCTCCATTGAGGACTTGAGCGACAAATCACAGGAGCAACAACTCGACCTTGTAATTTCGGCACTTCAAGATATGGGCTCCGGCGCGGAGCGTACCTCCGCCGCTACCGACCTTTTAGGCAAATCCGCCACGGATATGGCGGCGGTGCTCAACATGAGCGCGGAGGAGACGGAGGCGCTCAAACAAGAGGCTCAAGACTACGGTATGATTATGAGCAACGATGCCGTAGCCGCCTCCGCCGCATTTGAGGATAGCCTCACAAGGCTACAAAATACCATGAGCGGCGTAAAAAACGGAATGACGGGCGAGTTACTTCCCGGAATTACGCAGATCATGGACGGGCTCTCCGACCTCGTAGCGGGAAATGAGGAGGCCGGGGAGGAGATCGAGAGCGGCGTAACCTCTGTTATCGAGAGCATAAGCGGAATGATACCGCAAGCCGTCGAGCTTATCGGCACGATAGCAAGCGCGGTAATGGAGAGCGCGCCGTCGATCATTGAGGCATTGGCGGAGGGTATCCTCACGGCAATACCGACGATAACGCCAGTAATAACGGAGGTCGTTACGGAGCTCGTCGCCGCTCTCGTGGAGCTATTGCCGGAAATCGCGGAGGCAGGGGCGCAAATGCTCGGCGGGCTCATTTCGGGCATTTCGGACGCGCTCCCGGAGCTTATCCCGGCGGCGGTGGAGGCCGTCACGCAGTTGGTACAGGCGCTCGTAGATAACGCGCCTATGCTGGTAGAGGCGGCGCTCCAACTCATAACGGGGCTTGCGGAGGGCGTTCTCGAGGCTATCCCGGTATTGCTCGAGGCGTTGCCGACGCTGATAGAGAGCCTCATTACAACGCTCCTCGACGCTATCCCGCAGATCATCGAGACAGGCGTAACGCTTTTGGTCGCGCTGGTGGAAAACCTCCCGCTCATTATCGAGACCATCATAGCGGTGCTCCCGGAGATCATCGAGTCGGTGATTACAACGCTCCTCGATCATTTGCCGGAACTGGTAGAGGCGGGCGTAACGCTCTTGACGGCGCTCATTACGAACCTCCCGACGATTATAACCACCATCGTAAAGGCGTTACCGCAAATCATTACCTCTATCGTCAATACCCTGATAAACAGTATCCCGAAAATCGTCGAGACGGGCGTAAAGCTCTTGACCTCGCTCATTACAAACCTCCCGTCGATTATCTCGACCATCGTACAGGCGATGCCGCAAATTATTTCGGGCATTGTGTCGGCGCTCTCGAATGGCGTTTCTCAGGTTGCGGAGGTTGGTAAAAACCTCGTCCGGGGCTTGTGGGACGGTATCCAGTCTTTAGCCTCGTGGTTATGGAGCAAGGTCTCGAACTGGATTTCTTCCATTTGGGACGGTATTACGGACTTTTTCGGGATTCACTCACCATCAACACAAATGGCGTGGGTGGGCGAAATGCTCGTCGAGGGCCTCGCCGGGGCGGTCGAGACGGACGGAAAAAAGGCAGTAAAGGCCGTCGGCGATATGAGCGAGGATATGCTCGACGAGGTAAACTCCGGCCTCGCGGACGTGGACGACAAGCTCAAAGACTCGCTCGGGGAAATCGAGACGAGCATATCGGCAAAGGCGACCATACGACAGGTTGCCGCCGCCGTTCCCTCGACGGAGGACAGACGGCGCGCGACGACCGACTCCGGGGACGGAGGCACGCAGATTACGAACACGTTCAAGATTGCCGAGCTCGTCGTCCGCGAGGAGGCGGACGTTAAGAAAATCTCGAAAGAGCTCTACAATATGCAAAAAACGAAATCGCGCGGGAAAGGGGTTGTTACGGCGTGAGCATGGGATTTACTTTCAACGGCACGCATAGCCGGGATATGGGAGTCGTCTTTAAGAGCACAGACCGTACCCTCCTCCCGGCGAAGCGTATCACACAGTACACGATACCGGGCAAGAGCGGGACGTATGACATTGAGGACGGGTACGAAAATCGCGAGATTACTTGCGAGGTCTCTTTCATCGGCGAGGGCTATCAATATCAGGGCGTGCGCTCGCGGGCGCGGGCGGTCGCCGGGTGGCTCTCCGGGGAGGGCTTGCTCGTGTTCGACGACGAGCCGGAAAAGGCGTACACGGCAAAGGTGATTAACGGTATCAGTATCGAGCAAATCGCCGTTACCGGGAAATGCGAGGTCGTATTTCAGAGCGCGCCTTTTGCGGAGTCGCTCGACTACAATCAACAGGCCGTCGGCTCCGTATCTCTCCCGCATACGGAACAGGTCAACGTAAACGGCTCTCAGGAAACGGACTGTCTTATCTATATCACGGCGCGCGGGAAAATCACGAACCTAACAGTAACACGAATTAAGGTAAATTGAAAATGGAGGTATGAAAAATGTCGGCTTTATCTAACGTACACGCGGCCTCAATCTTGAATACGTCCTTGCGGAACGGGACGTACTATCTCGCGTTGTTCCTCACCGACCCGACGGCGAGCGCAACAGGCACAGAGGCCAGCGGCGGCGGCTATGCGCGGAAAGTTATCGCTTTCGACGCGCCGACGCTGGTAGCGGGAAAGCAACAGGTGAAAAACACCGACGACGTAGATTTCGGCGTTATCTCGGCGGATATTGGCGCGGTGTCCTACTGGGGGATTTTCGACTCTCAGACGGGCGGCAATCTGCTATGGTTTGGCTCGTTCTCTCGCGGAAAAAACGTCCTCAACGGGGACGCTATCACGGTCTCGGCGGGTGCTATCGTGTGCAATATCTCGTAAGGGGGAGAGCCTATGTATAACCGTACCTCATTCAACCGAACGCCGTTTAACAGAAAAGCGCGTTTCGAGTTCGAGTGGACGGCGACGGCGAACGCGGAGACCGGGAGCGGAGGCTCCGTTATCATCATCCGATATTTGGGAGGCTCGGCGGCGGCGGAGTCAAGCGCCACGGGCGAGATTATCCGCGTCGTGCTCCCGTCGGGCGTTGCCGAGGCCGTAACGGAGGCGACAGGCGACTATATCCATACCGTTTTCCTCGAGGGCGAGACGGAGGCGGTCACATACGCGAACGGCTCGAGCCTCTCGACCTACGGGCAAGAGGTATTGACAATCGAGGGCGTGAACATGAACGCGGGCGACGAGCTCATAATCGACACGGAGCACATGACCGTAACGCTGAACGGCGTGAACATCGTAGACCGTGTGAGCGACGCGAGCGTCTTTTTCAAGCTCAAGGACGGGGTAAACGAGATCGTCGTAGAGGGCGGCACGACGGCGGATATAAAAATCCTCTGGAAAGACAGGTGGTTATAAATGGCTGTCCCTCAAGTGTTCGACCGCAACATGAAGCGGCTCGCGTACCTCGATAACGCTATGAGCGTCGGGTACACGCTCGAGGCTAACTCTCTATGGACGGCGACCTTTACCATGCCAGCGGACGACAAGAAAAACGAGCATTGTCAACCGCTGAACTACGTCGAAATATTCGACGGAGACGAGCGTATCGACCTCTTTCGTATCATCGGGGAGGATTTGGAGCGGAGCGACGGCGCGACGCGGTTTTATAA